TTATAAGGGTATATATCCCTTATTTTTGGAAGACTCCCGTACACGCTTTATATCAACGTTCTGTAAATGTCCTATAATTCCATGTTGGTATTCCCCTATAGAAACGCGAAAAGAACATAACGTAGAAGATACAAGAACGAGCCTGTGAGCGTTGTGTACATGGTCATACGTGGAAGCCAACGTGGAACACTCTGGCCCATTTTCTCCGCAACCTTCATCGTAAGAACTGACAAGCCAGTTGCCGTCCATACAACTACCGCTTCACCAACGATTGTCATTTGAATCCCTCTTTTCGAATGAGTTGTAATCCCTTCGGTGTCATAACCGGTTGATACTCATTAATGACATCTCCCCAATCAAGCATTTCATCCTCGTCTTCATATAAATCATCCATTATATCGTTTGATAAACGGTAATAGCCTTTATACTCACGATTTTCAAAAACCTCATGTCTTGTCATGTGATCTACAATTGCATTCGTTTCTTTTTTACCACTTGCCCCTCTATACATACTTCTTAATTCTTTTGATGGATACAGGTAAGGCGTTTCATTCAAATGTGAATATTGCCAACGCATACGCGTCCTCTCCCCTCTTGATGTCCTTGATTCCACTTGGTATTCCTCTTGGTCTTGATATAGGTATATGACCTAGAAGAAGGGATTTTGCCTGTCTATACAAATTTAATTATGATTTTTTTACAAATTATATTTTGAAGGTAATTCTCTTTACAATATGGAATAATTCAACAGGTGATGATAATGATCATTTTGAAGAGTAATATTGGAGAATTATTAAAACACAGTGGATTAAAAGGAAAGTGGATTGCTCAACGATTAAATATAAGCCAGAATCAAATGAGTAATTATGTAACTGGTAAATCTTATCCACCAGTAGACAAAGCATTTGAGTTAGCCAAAATATTCGATTGTAGGGTCGATGATTTATACGAGGTACAAGAAAAAGACCCTGCTGGTTAATTACTAGCAGGGTTTAGTGCATATTGAGGTAACGGATGGCCCTCAATAACATTTCAGCCAATCTTGATCCATCGATTAGTTGTACATTCAATTCTTCAGCATATTTTTTTGCATTTTTTGAAAAGCCACCTGTTGATACTACATACCCACCTTTTGCCTCTCTTTTGGCAATATTACTATGCACCAGGGCAATTGCTTTATAGGACATGTCATTGCACAAACACTTCACCTGCCCCAGATAAAGTTCACCGTTTACTGTATGTTCAAAGTCTACACCATAATCACCTGTAGCTACGGTTACAAATGCAGAACCACCATAATATTTTTCAATTACATCAGCCACAAAAGCTTCAAATTCTAACGGTGTTTGACGGATGAATACTGATGAACACTTTTCATTTTCTAATGGCTTCATAAAACGATAATAAAGCCCCATTGCTAAAGTACGTTTAAACTCTTCATCTTTATTAAAGCGAGCGATGAGCTGGTATAAATGATGGTCTTTTCTTCTTTTATAAACATACCATGAAATGTAAAGTATACCTGCTACTATTAGAAAAGCATATAACATATACACACCTCCTTAGAGGTAGTATTTCTTACAAAAATCTTTTTATTAAGTAACTTTTTGTGAAAATATCTGAATTATTTGATATAAACAATATTGCCTTACCAATACATATCAAGGGGGATATTTCATGGAAGCAACAGGCGTAAATGGACAATTACAAGTTGAAGGGAATAAAATCGTCATTAAACGAAAAGGTGTGCTTGCAAAAATGTCACAAGGATTAAAGGGAGATAAAGAAATCTTAATCAAACACTTATCTTCTATTCAATTTAAACCTGCTGGAATATTTACAAATGGCTATATTCAATTTTCTTTTTCTGGAGGAAAAGAAAATAAAGGTGGGCTTTTCGACGCTACAAAAGATGAGAATTCAATAATGTTTAGTAAAAAACAACAACCCAATTTCCTGAAACTCAAAGCATTAATTGAACAAAAGATGGATGAACAGCATTCGCCTGCACCTATAAATGCTTCTGGTGATGTTGCCGATCAAATCAAAAAACTAGCTGACTTGCGTGATAGCGGTATCCTAACAAATGAAGAATTTGACGCGAAGAAGAAACAATTACTTGGAATATAAAGAAGCCGTCCTGTTGGGCGGCTTCTTTTTACTTCACATACACATAGACCTCATTTGCTGTTACATAGTATGGCTTACCTTTACTGTTGTGTACTTTATATTTTGATGAACCATCAACAATTACCTTTGCATCAATTATAAATACTATACCAATCTCTTTATCTTTCATTTGATTCCTAGCAAAGCATATTCTCTCTTTACGAACTCTCTCCCACTGACTAAAGACTGTAAAACACAAAAATTTTAAAAAAAGCAAATCTTTTAAGGAAAATATATACAATTATTGTTATAATTAAGTTCGCAATATTTTCCCGGGAGTATTCCTATAAAGAACAGTAGACAATGGACATATACACTAGACGCTCCCCTTCTTAAATAATTTCATAGAAATATAGAAAGGGTTTATACGATGGGACAATTTCAAAGTAATTTTCAATCGGCACAACAAATCGCTACGCAGATGAGAGCAGCTTCGGATACCATCCAAAGTGCAACAAATCGCTCTATAAAAAAGGCGACCCGTACTACGCTTTCTGTTAATTCAAAAGCACAAGAAATGAACCAACAATTTTTAGATTTGACGAAACAATTTTCCACCGCCTTTCAACAAGCGGTCGATAACATTCATTCGGTAGCTAAAGAGTTTGAGAGAATGGATCACGAACTTCACAACACTTTTCGCTAATATGACCACCTTCGTAAAAGTAAAACGGTAGGAGGAAAAAGATGAGTCAAGATATTGAAAAACAAATCAATCAATTGAATCAAAAATTACAAAGTGTATTCAAAGAACAGGATCGGAATCAATCTGCAATTCAAACTCAAGAACACGCGGAAGCAGATTTTCACGAATGGAGAAATCGAAGTAATCGTTTATTTAACCGAATTCTAGAAACTTGGCACGGTGATAGAGAATTATCTCATTTTTTTATGAATATGCGTCAAGAAGCACAACACATCGAACGAAAACTTACATTCGAATTGGAAAACCAAAAAGAAACATTGCTTAAAGAAAGACGAGACCTTAGTGATTTAGAAGACGACCTATCCTACCAGCAACAACAATTAGCAAGGGAGGCTTAATGCATGAGTTTAAATATGTATTTGGGAGAAGTACAAAGCCAAACTCAAAGCATGAACGCTGTATGTACCGCTACCATTCAAGGTATGGAACAAGCTATTCAGTCGATTGACGCTTTTGCAATTGATACTGTTCTACAAGGACAAACATATAGCAGTGCAAAATCATTTTTTGTACAAACCTTTCGCCCTTTAGCACAAGGAATCATTTACTTATGTGAAGAATTAATCCGTCAAAATAATGCCTTTCCAAACGATTTTCAATCGCAAGTAGCTTCAACAGATGTTATCGAACAAGAAATAAGAGCACAAATCCAAGAAATCAATCGAACAATTGCAAGTATAGAAGCAATAGAGGTACTTACACCAATGCCTGGAGTAGACGCAATTGTGGCTGTTTTAGTTGCGATGAGAAAAAAACTTGAAGAAAAACTAGAGCATCTATATGAATTCAATTATACATCCAGTAATAACTACAGCACGGCCCTTCAACTAGCAGCTAGTATTGCTACTGGTCTTGCCGAAGTTCAAAGTGGAAAAGGATTTAGTCCTGCAAGTGGCACGTTTAATACACAAGACTTGAATATGGAGTGGACAGGGCCTATTCAAGCAATTACAGAAAGTAAAGCACAAATTGAAAAAGCAATTGCTTTACGAGAACAAGAAGCCAATAGACCATGGTATGAAAAAACAGCTATCAGTACTTGGGAATTTATGAAAGAATTTTTTCAAGGCGCTGGCAGTGCGGCTTTCGAAAGCGTTATTGGACTAGAATCACCTGATAATGATGAATTAGAAAGCAAGTTAACTTATCAAGCGGGAAGGTTCACGGGTAATGTTATAGCAGGAGTGGCATCCATTATAGAAATTCTAGAAGGTCTTACCGTCATAGGCGGCTCTAATTTTTTAACTCTAGTCGCAACAGTAGGAACTGGTGGATTAGCATCACCAATTGCTATTACATTTGATGCAGCTGCTACAGCGGCTGGAGTTAGTCTTGTTGGACATGGTGTATTTGTTGGGCGTAATGCAATTCAAAATAGTAAGGATACTTTTCAAAAATTCCAGTCTTCTTCACCTTCTGGTGGAGGAGTTAAGGGGACTAATAATGCTGGTAAGAGTGTTAGTAACCCTAAGGCAATAAATACTGTACAACAAGCTAAAACAAAGCAAAAAGAAGTTATACATGAAGTAGAAAGTGGTAATGTTAAACTTAAAACTAATAAACAAAAAGGTAATTATGGAGAAATGAAGATGGATGTTCATTTCGAAAGTAAAGGTTTTGATAGAATTAGTAACGATAGAGTAACTAGTCTAGATGATAAGATAGTTAAAGGACTAGACGGAGTTTATTATAATCAAGGCCCACCTCCGAAATATATAATTGGTGAAGCTAAATATAGTGCTTCTAAACTAAGTAAAACTAAAGATGGAAGACAGATGAGCGATACTTGGATAGAGGGAAAGAACAGGCTAGAGAAAGCAGTAGGAAAAGATGTTGCTGATGATATTTTGTTAGAGGGATATGATAAGACATTAGTTAATATTAGAGAAGACGGCACTATTATAACCAAAACGTTAGACATTACAGGAAATATAAAAAAATAAGAAGGTTGGTATAGAAATGATAAGAGATACATTTAAAGACAAAGAATATTTTTTGGAGTATATTGCCGAAGAGGAAAATAGAATAAATAAATTTGAAACAAAATTACGCAATAATGAAGTGAGAGAAGATAGAATTTTTAATGTGAGAAAGAAAGTATATGATTTAAAATTTCAAATTTTTATAGCCAAATATTCTATGGGAGAACCGATGGAATCCCTTGTAGACGACTATAAATTAATAGTCAAAGAAATGGAAGAATTTTGGGATTTCAACCTTTATGAAGATATGTTGTGGATGCTTTCTATAGGTATTATGATAGAGATTGATAAGAATACATTTGATATTCTTGTAAAGTTAGTAGAAAAGCATAAGACAAATGATTTTCTCTATAATTTTATCATTCATTATAGAAATGAAGAAGTGAACTATCAAAACAGTATTTGGTTATTTGAAAAACCATTCAAAAGTCTTGTTAATGTCATTATGTGTAAAGATGATACAAAAGCTAGTAAATTCATGAAGGAATACTTGATAGAGCAATGGTATGTTGGGCATAATGACATGGGGTGGTATGAATGCCATAAACATCATGAAAAGTTATATTTTGGTTACTGGAGTTTTGAAAGTGGAGCAATTATGAAAATTTTAGGACTAGATGATAGTATATTAAAAGATGTTCCTTATTATCCGTATGATATGGTGCATTTTAAAAATGAATAGATTCGTTCTGCGATAAAAAATAATATTATCATGAAAGGATTAATAAAATTAAAATAATCAAAGAGGAATTAATTAAATTTGTAAAAAATGCAATTTCAAAGGAACAAGAGATGAAATAAGTGAATATATTGACATACTTAAGGAAAATGTTCCGTACCCTAAGCTTGGTGATATAATCTTTTGGAATTCTAAACAATTATCTCCTGAAGAAATAGTTGATGAAGCGCTAAATTGCAAAGAAGAAAAACAGTAGAATATATAAAGATCAAGCCGCCCCCTTTTTGGGCGGCTCTCTTCGTTATCTAAACCAATTTACATAAGACTCACTAGCCGTAATGTAGTATGTATTCCCTTTTGAATTGTGTACTTTATATTGTGACGATCCATTGACAGTTACTTTCGCATCAATTGCGAATCCTAACCCTGCATCAACAGAACCAGCAACATCTTTATCCTGCCAAGATGGAGCATCATAGAAACGTAGATTATTAACTTTAGAAACTACACGTTTTCCAATAATAGAAGAATCCACTGCGCTTTTCTTACTAAACTTAACGTAAGATGAATCATTCTTAATCCATTGCTCACCGCCAAGATTTAACCAACCATCTTTTTCGCCCCACACAATATATGATTCTGATTTATTTAACTGACGAATCTTAGAATAGCTTGTACCTGGTCCTTTACGTAAGTTAACGTTGTATCCCTCAATATAAGCTACACCATCAGTTACGGCTGTTGGTACTTCTGCTGGTTTAGATGGCTTCTCAGGCACAGAAACATCCACATCGGAATTATTGTATGCTCGTTGTACATCCGCTCTAAATTGAGCTTCTGAAACGCCGTGACTACGAAGATAATCAAGTGGATCTTCATGATCAGTTCCGCCAAGATATTTTGTAACATCGTAGTGAGTCCATAATCCTTTTTCTACAGATAATCCACGATCACGAAGAATTTTAGCTAATAACTTAACATATTTATCATAGCTACGTTTGAATTTCTCATAATCTCTTGTTTCGCATAATTCTACGTGAACAAATCGTTTATTTGCTCCTGGTCCTGCACCATAAGCAATGTATTTCGTATAAGCAATTTGGATTGTTTCATTCCAATCAACTGCATAATGTACGAATGCTGAACGCCATGTACGAGACTCATATTTTTGAATATTAATAGCTGGCGCTTCTGGTGTTGCTGTAGAATGGGCTACAACGCCCTCATAAGCACCTACACCATTACGGTATGGTTGTTTCGGTAAATCAGGAATAATAAGTGTTCTATCAGCAAAAGCGCTTGTAGCAAACGAAACAGCAAGTACTAGAATCATAAGAAACAAGGTAATATGTTTCATTGTTTTTTTCATTTAGAATCAACATCCTTTTTCATAATTTTTGTGTGGTCAAATAATCCACTTGCTGATAGACCAATGATGATTCCTTGAAATACATTTGTTTTTATATCTCCGTCCAAAAATAAAACGCCTAGCACAATGCCAAGCGTTAAATTCAATAACGGAACGTATTTTGATTGTAATCCAATTGTTTTTACAATTTGCGAAAGACCAACTACAATCCCAATCATTACAGCTAAACTCACCATTACATACCACCTCCTTTCATTAATAAAGTGAGAATGCCACCGACAATTCCACCTACAATAAGTCGTAAGATCCAAGTAGTATTGGCACTAATTTTATCCAGCTGTTTGTTGATATTGATAATGTCTTTCTCGTTACCGGTTGTTCGCATTTCTAAGCTTTTAATTTCTAAACGTATGTCCTTGATATCTTGCTTGATTTCTTGAACATCACTTCTTACTTCTTGTAACCCTTCCACTTTGACCACCCCCTTTTTGACAATAAAAAAAAGACCAGCTTATGGCTGCTCTGGTTTCTTATTTATTAATTGTTGTAGTAATAATTCTTCTAACTTTGCAATCCTATCTTCTTGCCTGTTTACTAAAACCTTTAACTCGTTAAGTTGATTCTCAATGTTAACTTTCTCAAGTTTTTCCGCTTCAATCTCTTGTTTTAACATTCCAATATCAAACTGTATATTATCTGTTTTCCAGTCTAATTCTTGTGCAGCTTGCATTGTAATAGAAACAGAACCATAAAGTGAGACTGCATCTTTCTCTCTTGTTGTAAACACTCCATCCGTATCTTCCGCAATCATACCGTAGTTTACGGGTAAAACATCAATTTCACCTGCATTGTATTTTTCTACATCACTGATTAAATTATATTGTTTAATTCTTACACTATTAACTTTTTTCAGTGCTGAGAAAGGCAAGTCTTCTATGTTCGTTTTAGCTTTTCGTGTAGACGTATTAATAAAATTCTTTGCATATACATCTGCATCACAACCAATGTTCCCCATTGTTCGTAATACGCCTAGTTTCATGTTTGCCCAAGAAGTTCCTGTTCCATTTTTAATCTGTAGTCCGTCCCCGACATAGTCAGGATGTCTTGCCACTCTAAACATAAGCTGATTAGCAAACAGAAAATCTACATCACCTTGATTATTTGGGTATAAATCTTTAATTATAAATGTAGGGAATGACTTGTTATCACTTGTATAAAAATTAAAGTAGCCACGTTTAGCGGTAAAGTAGATATCTTTATTAGCACTTAAGGTTATAAATCCTGTAGTACCACTTGTGGAACTAGCAGTAAGAGAAATATTACCGTTTGTATTAGTTAAACTCATATCGCCTACAGAGTTAATTTGCATTGCTCCGTCATAACGATAGAAATTAATATAACTTGACTTTAAAATGTCATTTCCACTTTTACCAGTAGCAACTCCGATAGAAGCAACTGAGTTAGTCCATTGAGAACCGTTAATTGTCGTTTGGTCAAGCACTAATGAACCATTAAGGGTTCCTGAACTTGCATAGTCATTTCCTAAAATTACAGCAGACTGAATATTACTATCTGAACGATTAATAAATCCAAAATAGCCACGAGCTTGACCACTTCCATATAACGTCATGTTCTGAGCATTTAAACGGATGTGATTCGCTCCTGATCCCTGAGGTGCTGTTTGGATGGTAACACCTTGTAAAGTCTGAGCTTTTAAGTGCTTCGCTTCAATATAGCCATCAAGATAAATCTTGTTCGCCTGAATCAATACAGATTGAGCTGTTTGGTTGATTGTGGAAGCGATGTCTCCTGCTTTAACTCGCAAGCTAATCTCAGTACTCATTAGAGATAATTGAGAAGAATGAGATTCCACTATTGCTTTACTTCCAAAACGTCCGTCAGCATCCACTTTTGTATAAACATCTGTTTTTTTTGCTTTTAAATCAATACGGTTAGATTGCTGATTGATTGTAGTCTCCATTTGAGTGACCTTGCTATTAAAATCAGAAGTAGCCACTTTCTTTGCAATCTCACCTACAAGTTGGTCATAGTTAGCATAGTCTTTCGGGTTTTCCATAAAAGTTGTAGGGTTTGCTCCCTGTTGCACTTGTGGCTGAGATACCCACATAAGGCCATTCTTAACTATCATTATTCCCGCTTGTACCTGAGTAATCGCATTCGTAGGTACATCAGCAGTAACACTTACAAAAGTCCAAGCTCCATTTGTAACTACCGATCTAACATCTATAGATTTTTGACTGACAGTAGTCCCGCCGTTGAGAATTTTAAGCTCTAAAATAGCTCCTTCGTCTAAACCTGCTTTATCGTTAGTTAATACCCATGCAGAAAGCACCATCTTTCCTTGTCCTGCTGTAACAGGTATCATCTGATACACACCAGCCCAATTATTAGCTGTTAATCCTGTAGCTTGAATCTGAACAGAATTATATCCGTCGTGATTTCGAGCGCTCGTAGGAATAACTGCTGTACCTGTAACGACTCCTCTTGTTACCCACTTCGTAAGACTTGGCGTTCTAGAAGTAACATCTCCAGTGGAAGTATCAATTACTCTGTCCTCAAAGGCCGAGTTAAAGTACATGTTTACACTACCTAATCCACCAACATAATCCTGCATTTGAGTCTCAGAAACTTTAGATTTGATTTGATTATTCAGCTGCGTAATATCACTCGTGTTTTGTTGTATAACCTCTCCATGTTTCCCTTGTGTCTGGGATATCGTAGTAATGCTTTGTGAATTAGAATCTGTAGTTTGCTTAACTTGGTTCAAGGTAGACTGCATTGTACTTTGATCTTTTTGAACAGTTGATACAGTAGAGGTAACGCCCTCCACACTTTTTTCAATCTCGGTTGTTTTCTTGGTGAATTCATCGGTTGTTTGCCGTACATCAGATATCGTCTTTTTCGTACCTTCCACAGTTGATTCAACTGTATTTAATTTATTACTAATTTCACCATCTTTTTTAGTTAATGATTCAATAGAAGTTTTAAATCCATCTGAAGTTTGTTCTATTTGGGTTACTTTTTTATTAATATTACCTTGTTCGTTTTGTACATCAGAAATTGTGCGACTAACACTTTGTAAGCTTTCCTTTACTTCGTTGAATTGTCCTGTCGCCTGATTTTGTGCATCTTGAACCTTTTGGTTTAATTCTGTTTTAGTAGTTTCAATATCTTTTTGAACATCTTTAATACTTTGCTGTAATGGCCCTGTATCCGGAACAACAGGTTCCCAAGTCGTACCTGTCCATATTTTCAAAATACCAGGCTTACCGCCACTAATATCACGCCATAATGTTTTATTCGGTTTAAGATTAGCTGTAGGTGGATTAACACCCTCTATGATATCCACAAGATTTTGTTCCACATATTCAACAGTCGCTTCTGCTAAATCTTTTGCTTCCTGACTTTCTTTTTGAGCCTGATCAGCTTTATCTTTAGCGTTAATGATGTCTTGATTTTGTTCGGTGACCTTGTCCTTTAATTGGTCAAATAACTCTTGCGGAACCTTGTCATACAATGAACTTAAAATTTTTTGATATAACCTACGTAATTCATCGTTTTGATCAATAATTTCACGATAATCACCAAAGATATATTTATCTTGTATAGGATTTTTAAATGATTCATTACCAACAATTGCTCTAGCTTCTAAAAAAAGATTAGGTGTAAATCCAGTATCTTTAACACGGATTGTATCACCTTCATTAATTTCTTCATGAGATAGCCCAGGTATTCGAGCTATATTTTGTGCATCAACTTCATAAGAAACAGAAGCATTCACAAGCTTATTCATTTCTGTTTTCATGAGAGTCATAAGTCTCTGTGGAGACATATCCTGTTCTTCTGTTTGTGGAGTATAGAAAGCAAATTTATGTTTTCCTTTTTCATTCCACCGTTGATAAGCTGCATCATCCACAAGATAAGGCACACCATTATTTATTTCTGAGATTGTGATAAACTCTCCATTTTCTTTTTTTACGTAACCTAATAAAGCGGTACAAATATTTTGGGAGTTCTCAATGCGTTTAATCCCCACCAAATCTTTACCCACAGTGATTTCTTTTCTTGTATCTCGTCCTCTTTTCTTAACCATATCCACATAACGAACAACGATTTGAGAGCCGACAACTTCAGCACGATATTGGATTTCTAGTTCAAATGAAGCGGCAATCTTTTTTAGTAAATCCAATGGATTAGTAAATTCATCAATAGTCATTGAATGTGATCCATCATGTTCTGTTTTACCTATTTCCCACTTCGTACCTTTTAGAGCTATTTCCATGCATTGCTTCAATGTTTTACTTTCGATTTTTTGCGGCTCAATAATTTCTGCTTTAGCAAGTTGAATCCATTCCCCTGATGCATAAACCATTAATGATTTATCATCAGAATCTTTTTCTGCTTCAGTAATAACATAAGGAACAATTCTGCCACCACGCACTTCTTTCAACACTAAGTTTTGTTGTACAAGTGCCGCTGCATGGTCTGTATTCTCAAATACCCTAAACTCTAATGTATCTATATTATTTTTAATTTCCCAATGTCTCTTATCATCCCAATAGTCTTTTGGTTGTATAGCTGAAACGATTTGACTCTTTTTAAAATCAACAACATGTAAAGTTCCACTTGGTGTCCTCATCTAAATCGCTCCCTATACGTTAACTCCGCTATTCCTACATTGGCTGGACGTACTATAATTTCATTCTGTCCCCGTTTTACAATAGGAAATGTACTAAATATGTCTTTCAGTACTATCGCATTCATACCGTTAATTGTAACAAGTGAACGTTCTGTATCTATTTGAATTTTGTCTCCTACATCGAAAATATAAGGAGTCTCATCTATTTCTAAAGTATTAATACGCCAGAATTTAACATCCTTGATTTGACAAACATTAACCGGATTGTAATCTCCAAAAGCTACACAACCAACAACAATATACTTCGGTTCCTTGGTAGTATTCGGATTCCAATTACCTACGTCATACCATTCCATTACAAATGAAGCTCCATCTTGTTCTGTTCCTACAATATGTTTCGCACAATAAACTCTCCAGTGGTTCCCTCTACGAGCTAAAGCAAAATGTCCACTAAATTGATTGAAAGTATCAATATAATATCCAGTTTCGTTCGATAAGAGTTGCTCATTCTCTCCAGTTCCAACGGAAGAATGAGCCAAAGTGATTTCATGACTCATATATTCATCGCTCATATCCACTTGACAGATAATGTTGTAATTAGCATCCAAGACCATAGCAATCGTTTTACCCATTTGGTCATATTTCGTAGACTGTAAGGCAAACTGGATATCCATTTTGAAATCTCCAATTTTCTTACCTATTGTCGGGATTTCTCTCATCACAAAAGGCCCATGCCATTTGTTCAGTTCACTTTGTCCGTAATCCGAAGCTCTAAAAGCTTTTCCACCTACGACTTCCATAGATCCTCTTGCAAGAAACTTTCCTATCTGTCCTCCAAAAGGTTCCCACCCCTTAAGACTAGAGCAATCATCATTGATAAGTCTCTCATCTTCTTTTACAATTTTGGACTTATACCCAACAGGATAACCAATCCGAAAATAGTCGTTATCGTTCCATACATCCAAGAAAGGGCTTTGTGAACCTACAGTTATATCAATAATTGGATTAGATTCTACAGACCCCCTATTACGAAATTCAGCTTTTAAGTTCCCGCCCTCATCTATTGCTAATACTTTCTTCTGTGTGGGACCTAATTTATAAGGCATTGGACAAATAAATGTAATTGTTCCCATTCCGAGTGTTACGAATTCATCTGGGTCAAAGCTATCATCCACAACTGCTAAATACGTTCTATTTGGTTCTACATCAAAAACAAGCTCTACTGGTTGATCTGTTATTAGCCAATTTGCAATTTCTTCTTTTATTAGTTCTAAGTCTCCATTATCAGGAACAATAATTCCAACAGGAATAGATAAAACACGCATTTCCGTTTGTGTATTTAATAATCTCGCACCTGGATATCCTGGAACACTTAGAAAATTCCGTTTCAATGGTGCCCAAGTAGGTCTTTTCCATCCTTTTGCAATTTGGATATATTTTTTACGTTCATTGTTAAATGTAAAAGAGCTCATTTTGACACCTCGCTTCTTTATAAAATAAAAGAAACCCAAACCTAAAAGGCTGAGTTTCTTTGTTCTTCTCTTTCTTGATACTCTTTCGTATATCGATAGGTACCACGTGCCACATCTCGTCCCTCTAAAACAACTGGCACTTCAATAATCAAATCTCCACCTTGTGTTGGAAGCATCCCATTTACACCTGTTTGTCCAGGAGAATAATTAAACACTTGGTTTGCAACCGTATTAGTCATAGCTTGTCTACTATTTGACATATTTCCATACACACCATTCATAACAGTTTTTAATCCTGATAATTGACTCATAGAACTAGCCATCATACGGCTCATATCACCCATTAATTGATTCATAGTTCCAGTAATACCAAGTGATTTTTCTTTTGATGATAAAGGTGTAACTGTGATTGAGTTACCTTTTTTCGTAAACAATTCTGGTCCAGCTTCACCTGTAATGAATGACCCATCACCTACAGGTTTTCCACCTTTAGCAAGCATTGGTACATGCGGAATAGTTGGTGCACTAACACCAGGGATTTGATTTAATAATTCCGCTGGTGTGTTAAAGCCATCTATGAACTTATTGATAATACGTATGATTCCATTGATAGCTGTACGAATACCGCTTTTAATACCATCCCATACACCTAATACTGCCGACTTCATACCTTCAAATGCTCCACTAACAGCATTTGTTACCCAACGAACAGGCGTCATAATAGCTTCTTTCAATCCATTCCATACAGAAGATGCGGTTGATTTAATCCCTTCCCAAATGTTTGAAAGCGTGGATTTAATACCATTCCAGATACTACTACTTGTACTACTTATCATATTCCAAACAGTAGAGATAGCTTGTTTGATGTTATTGAATACCGAACTTGCTATGGAAACAATGGAGTTCCATAAACTAGAAAGATAGTTTTTAATCGTATTCCATACTGCACTTGTTGTGGAACTAATCGTATTCCAGGTGTTTACAATCCAGTCTTTTATTGAATTGAATATTGGCGTTACAAAAGCAACTAATCCACTCCAACATGATTGTAAGAAGTTTTTCACTGCAATCCATACAGCCATTGTTGCTGAACTAATTGCATCCCAAACGGTTGTAATTGTATTTTTAATCCAATCAAATACAGTTGTCGCAATTGAAACTATTCCATTCCAACAAGTCTTTAAGAAATTTGTAAGTGCATCCCATACCGCTATAGCTTTTTGCTTAATAGCATCCCATACCGAAGCTAAAAACTCTCGTATAGATTCGAAAATTGGAGTAGCAAAGTATAGAATAGCCGTCCAAATTGCTTGTAAATATTGACTAATAAAATTCCATACAGTTTGAATTACTGTGGAAATACCATTCCAAATCATAGAAAAGAAATCAGCAATCCCTTGTAAAATAGGAGTTAAAAAGGCAACTAATCCATTCCATGTCTCTTGGAAGAATGTTGAAATCGAAGTCCATACCTCAGTGAAGAAGGTTGCTATTCCTTGTAAGACAGAAGTAAGGTATTCCACAATTCCATTCCAAATTTCCATACAGAAATTAAAAATAGAAGTCCAAATACCAATGTACGCTTCTAAAATAGCGGTGCCCCAGGTTACAACAAACTCAACTATTCCATTCCATAATCCTATTAAGAACTCCTTAATTGAGTTCCAGACTTCCAATGTAGTTTCACTAATACTATTCCAAGTATCACTTGCCCATTGTACAATCCCGTCCCATATTCCTACTAAGAACTCTCCAATTGCATTCCAAGCATCAATGGTCCATTGCCTTATAGAATCCCAATTTTGATAAATTAGAACGCCCAAGGCAACTACAGCGGCTACAACCACAGCGATTAACCCTACCCATCCCATCATTGCGGCCCCGATACTCGATATGACGACAACGATTGGCGCTAAAGCCATAAACGCTCCTGCAATTACTCCAATAGCTACTGCGATAGCGGCCAATGTAGCTGCTAATTTAGGATTATTAGAAATCCAGTCAGCTATTTTAGCAACAACATCGGCTATAACACTTAGAACAGGTTTGAGAGCCATTTGTAAATCTTGCATTGCTTTTTGAAACTTAACTGCTGGGTTTTCATCCATTTTCTTAACGGAATCATTTAATTGATCTTGATTCTTTTTAAAATCAACAGTCTTTTCTTTCGCACCTAGTAAAGTATTAATAATGTTTTGCCCTTGGTCTTCATACATTGTCATTTTGTTATCGTAAAGGCTTTTTATCCTCTACTTCTTACAGTTCAATTCCTGTAAGTTCGGCATACGTTTTCACTAATAAGTGTCGCGGTCTCGTGGAGGGATTATATCTTTTCACCCTCTATGCTCTGCCCCTGACTATACTTTGTACAGCCTTCGGTTCAAATTAGGATTCGCACCCTCTTTGCTTCATACCGCAATTTTACTTCGGCACAATTTATCATCTACCGAAAAATTTAACGCCTAATTCATTGCGCTTTGTTTCATCCTCAACTTCTGATAAAGCTTGTGCAATTTCAGTCATAGCTGCCGAACCGTCTTTACCACCTTTAGCTACCGCTTGCCCCCACTTTTCAACTTGTTCCGCTGAAATTTTTGTGCCTTCAAGGGATTCTTTCATAGCTTTATCGACACCTTGACCGAACTCAGCTGCTTTGATACGTCCTTCTTTCAAACCATCTAGCAAATTATCAATATTCCAGGTTCCTGTTTCAACCCCAGCCTCCATTATCGCTTGGACTTCTTCAGCTGAATATCCCGCTCTTGTAAGCTGTCCTCCATATTCAGCAATGATATCTAATTGTTCAGGTGGAAATCCTATTTTAAGTAACGCGTCTGTCATACCAAGAGCGCCTTCTTGTGAAATCCCTAATTCATTTCCTATTTCATTCACTTCTTGAATTAACTCAGTAAAATCTATACCTTCATAGGATTGTGCAACTGCGGCTGCTCCTTTTACGATCGCTGCATTTGCTTCATCACTTACGCCTTTATTTAAAGCCCATTGTCTGCGGACACCTTCTAAAGATGCTTCGGCATCCACTCCATAAGCTAAAATTCCTCTTACAGCTTCTTCTACTGATTTTTTCGAGGATTCAGGGACATCAAAAGATATATCAATTTTTGTTTGTAACTTTGACATATCCATTGCTTTTTCAATTGCGGTTGCAATTCCGCCACCAGCTGCCAATCCACCGATAACATTTTCTAATCCTATTTTCAGACCTTCAAACTTCTTCTCTGTTCTACCAGCCTCTTGTTGTAAATCTCTTAATTCATTTTGTACTTGTCGTATTGAGTTTCCGGCATCCACAGAACGAAGAGCACGTTGTAATTTATCAATATCTGTTCCTGCTCCTAATGCTTCACGACCAATAATTCCAATTGCTTGCTCTAACTGCTTACTTGTAGCCGTCCCATTCCGAATTGCATTCACAAGACGATTTCCTAATGCACCTGCAAAATCATCAACGCTTTTTCCTGTAGCACTAAACAATGTTTCTAATTGCCGGGTAGAACTGGCCACATTGTCTTGTTCTGCTTTCATGTTTCCAAGTTTATTTTTCAGACCATTAAGCGATCCTTCTGTAAATTCAATTTCACGCCTGAAAGCACGATATTGTTCTTCAGAAATTTTACCGTTTTGAAATTGAGCTTGTACTTGTTGTTCCGCTGCCTTTAATTTATCTAATTTCTGTGTTGTATTTTCTATTTGTTGTGTGAGTAACTGTTGTTTTTGAGAAAGTGCCTCAATATTCCCAGGGTCAAACTTTAGTAACCGTTCAACATCTTTCAATTCTTTAGCCAAAGAATTACTTTGCTTATCAACATCTTTTAGAGCATTTTGTAACGGTTGAGTGTTTCCGCCAATTTCAATTGTAATACCTTTAATTCTTCCTGCCATTTTTTCACCCCTTTCTTAGAATGAATCGAAGTCTTTTTGATTTGCTTTTCTAACTTTTTCTTTGTCTGGATTCTCCATTTCAGCGAATTCAGCAATGTAATCAAAACAATCACCGATTGTCATATCTTCTAAATCCCAACTTGTTAGTTTCGCTTTATAACAAAGAGCAAGGAACGTATCAGTGGTTAAATCTTCATCACTGAAAGCTCCTTGCTCTCCATTACTTTTCTTTATTTTTTTTTTGCACCCATCGTGCTTTGAATCATATCCATAATTTCTGGAAGAATCTCAGAAATAGGGAACTCATCAAAACCATCTAACCATGTAATTGGATCAGTAATTTCTGAGTTTGCTGCTTTCGCATATAACCAAACTAGATCATAAACAACCTCAAAATCTACTTTATTAAAATCTACATTCGCCAAATCGATAGTAGCACCAGCTTTAGGATTTGACGGTGCAATAACTCCTAATTTAAGCATATCTGCAAATAAATCACGTCTAAATTGTGCTTTATACTTTTTAACCGTTGCCGCTGTACTTTTTAATCTGACTTGTTTTCCGTCTATTGTAATTGTCTTTTCCATTTACTATTACGCTCCTTTTGGTGCTGCTGGTTTTTTAACGTACACTTCTTTGTACCAATTATCATAAATAGCTTGAGTTGTTTTAGATGTTGTTTTCGTTTTAACCATGGGTCTTCCACCAGGTGCTAAAACAATTGGACTAGAAACAAACTTCAATTCATTTGTATTTGGTTCAGCTGAATTTGTCTTTGTTTTAGATGCGATTGTTGGACGACTTGCTGCACAGTTATACATAACATGTCGAGTCGCGTTTACATCGCCATCGAATTCAAATAGTAATGCAAATGGTTTCCCTTTAGCATCCGCTAATTCATTTAATACACCATCGGTTTCATCTAACTGCTCACCTAATGCATCAATAGCAAATTGTTCCGGGATGGTAGCGATGTTCAATGTTCCATCGTAACCTTGGTTATTACTTGCTGCGTAATAAAGCATGTCATCCGCATAGAATTCTATTAAATCACCGCGTGGCTCAAATGTTAGTTCAACCCCACCAGGTAATGGAATCGGCGTACCAAACTTTACTAAAAAACCTTGTATATCAATTGGGACATAATGTACATTCTTCAAACCAAACGTGACTTTATTTTCTTTAGTCATTTATATCAACCTCGTTTCATATATTTTCTGATACATTTTTTCAGATTCAATAATCCCTTCAATCGGTGATTCATAAGGAATCTCATGATCGTCTAGGACTTTTTCAAGTTTGGCTTCTATAACTAAGCTTTTTCTAATTGTGTAAAGCTCAATATTTACATCATTTATTTTGTGATAGACCTTGTTATCTGCCATTAGGTTTGCTGAGCCATCCGCAAGAAAACAAATATACGGCGGACTTGGTATAGGATTACCTGGCGTTGCTGTGAAATTCGAATAAGCCACAGGATAACCTGTAGCTTCAAGAATCTTTGTTAATTCACCTAATGTCATTGTTGGATCGCCCTTTCAACAAGTTCAGTAAATTCATTTATCGCTTTTTCTTCTGCTGGAGCGATATGAACTTTAGCTGGTACCCGTCCACCACCAACCTTCGCATGCCCTTTTTCTAATAGGTGTGTTAATTGCGGTTTCAATGCATTATGAACAATAATTGCATTGCCTTCCTTCTTTTTTCTCCACCCTTTGGCATATTTACGTGTATCTTTACGTGTACTTTTAGGACTTTTCTGTTTCAGTTCACTTACTAGATCATTAGCTACTTTTTCTTTTGCTTCTTCCATATCTTCTTCTACAATATGGGCATATCTTTGTAATTCTCTAGCGATTTCACTCGCCCAATCATCTACACTAGCCACCAGATCTCACCTCGCAATATAGTTCGATCCTTTCGTCATCCCTTTCATATGTGCGGTAAATGCTATACTCTTTTTCACAATACTTCACTTTTTGTTCCTCACGGTAATCCAATGTATAAACAATTAATAGACATTTTGGCTTAAACCCATTTTGACCAGCCTTGAAAAACTCATCTTGAGAAATACTTTTTTTCTCGCAAAATACTTGCCTCGTAAAATCTTCTGAAACCTCTACTTGGTTCAACTCATCTTTGTTAGTTATTACAATTGGAAAATATAAAATATCGTTCATTTATAATCACCCGCTAAAGTAAGATGATTCTTAAGCATGTTATATGATAATCGAAACCGCTCTGCTTCCTTAGCATCAGGAATAAAATTAGCTTTTGCATACATGATTATTGCTCGTTTGATTAACGGATCTGTATCATCATTTGTTTTGAAACCAGAAACACCAGATAACTTTAAATCAGTTCGGGCCGCTTCAATCAAATCATCAATTTCATCATCTAAAGCATTATGCGAAACACGTAATGCCTTTTTTACTACTTCAAGCATCATGATTATTCACCAACTGGTTCAAGTTCTTCTAACGCTTTAAGTGCTGCTTCTTTCCCTTTAACCTTTTCTCCATTAGGGAGTTCGTAATATCCTCCGCCAACATGGACAATTTCAGGAACAACAGGTTTATAGTCACCAACTGGTTCAGTTTCTAAGAACCCTTCTTTCTGTAAGAACTCTACTCTTTCTTGATCATCTGTTTTATATGATTCTCCAACACTATAATGCACATAGGAAAACTTATCACGGAACGCTGTAATTACTTTAAATTCTTGCATTTTCTTTTCAGACATAACAATACCTCCTTATTTCAAATGAAAAAGCGGCTATTAAACAGTAGCCGCTTTCTTAACACGTAAGAATCCATTTTTAGAAATTACGTTACCACCTGCAAATACTGAACCTCTATGAGCAATCATACCTTGCTTGAATTTGAAGTCAGTTGAACGTTGGACATCCATATCAGAAAAGATAGTAAGTTGGTAGTTTGATAACGGACCATAAGCCATATTGAATTGACCAGCTGTTGTTGCTGCATCGGATACTGCTTTACATGCGCTATTGATAATAAATGGTACACCATCAATTGTTCCGGAGTTACCGCTTGATACAACGTTATATACCTTTTTACCATCAGATGTACGAAGTTTAGCAAACGATTTTAAATCCTTTTTATTCAAAATTAATACTGCTGCATCTTCAACATCTTCATCGCCACCATAGCTATAGATGATGTCGTCTAATGTAGAAGCATCAATTTTTGAAATTTCTAAGTCTGTTGTTGGGTCGATTGCTTTTGCCGCAGTCGAGAAAATACCAATAAGTCGATTCGTTGCACCTGTTCCGATTAGGATTTCACGAGTGATTTTCTTGCGTGTCGCAACTGTGATACCTTGCATTACTTCGCCATCATAATCAGCTGCAGGTAATTTTTGAAGCTCTTCAGTATCTTCAGAGTAAGCCGTGATTTTAGCTTTAGTAATATCAGCATATCCAAACTTCGTCTCAGCATTAGCGTAATCATTACCTTCAGTTGTATAATCACCTTCACCATAACTTTCAAGGTATGGTTGTTGGTAACTTTCTCCGCCTTTTAATGTTTTTGTAGATACACGATCAATCAGTGTAGAAACTTCATTGAAAGTAGGTCGGATATCTGAAGCTGTATGTTTCGGAAGTACTACATTTCCACTTCCTACAGTAACAGCACGATTTTCCATCAATGCTTGTCCACGTTTTTCTGATGTTTCTAGCTCTAAATCTTGTTGTGGTGGCTCATTGTTAAACGTTTCAACTACTGTACGTGTTTCTGTATCAGCATTGTTATTAATAACCTCAGCTTCTTTCAGTAAGCGTTGACGAGTTTCGATTTGTTTTTGTGCTTCTTCAAGTTCACGTAATTCAGTTTCAAGTACTGCTAGATCTACCTCTTGATCACCTTGTAGTAAAGTACGAATTTCTGCTTTTCTAGCTAAAATTTCTTGTAATGTTTTCAAATGAATCTCTCCCTTATAAGTAAGTTTTTAAAATTAGTTTTTGTCGTAAGTCTTTTTGATTACGTTCATTCACGAATTGTTTATACGGATCATGACTTCTGGCTGAAACTTGAGAATCTGGATATGCCGGGAATGCCACAGGGCTAATTTCAATTAATTTAGCTTTTGTAACACTACGCACAACATTATCTGGATCAGATTCATCCCATTCTTCTTTTACCATTTGGAAGCCAAAAGAAACGCCGTCAACATCACCACGTTTAATCGTTTTATACGTATCATTGCCTAGCATTGTATCAGCCAAATCTAATTCGAATCGAAGTCCAATCTCATCTTCAAACAATCTAAGAGTCCCATTCTTAGTTCTACCTAGAACTTGAGAGTAATCATGGCTCCATAACGCTAATTGGTCATCTTGTGTTAAGGAATCTGTAAAAGCTCCACGCTTAAACTGTTCTTTAAATCGCCTCCAATACCCCATTGTCACAGACTTCATTTCCCATTTAACCGCATAACCAGTGATTGTTCGAAGTCCACCTTCAACTTCTCTAATTTCTATTTCACTACTCAGTAGTTCCCTTTTTTCCGTTTGGTTCATTATTATCACCTCCTTCATCAGTGACCTTACCTTCCTTAACTAAGGCTGTATCTAACCTTCTGATTGGTTTATCTCCACCCTCAATTGGGCCAAGTGAAAGAATCGCTCTCCATTCGTTCGGCGTTAATGAACCTCTGTCTACCATTTGAACAAGATTCATTTTTGTACTCATAGAAGCGTATTGAAGTGATGCGGATTCAAAAATAATTTTGTTACCAAAACCTCTTTCTTTACGCGAAAAAAGCTTCCTGGTGTATTCTCCAGCAAGCTGCATCGCAAAAACCTCTATCTCTGATTCGTAGTAAGCGTTCCACTCATCTTCGTTATATTTACTTTGAATTATGTTTTCATTTGTATTGAAGAAATTATAAATACGCTGTACGGTCTCTTGCATTTGCTTTGAATCTGGAACAAATGCTTCGGGTTTAACTTGTTCTAAATCGTAACGTGGATCAGATGAAGCCGCACCGCCATCATTTGCGATATTTAAATAGTTATTAACAAAGTTTTTAACCTGCATGTCGATATCTTCTTGCTTCAATACTGATTTAAATTTTAAAATCCACTTTACTACAGCGCTGTTTTTAATCGCTTTAACAATACCTTGATCAGTAGTCGTTACAATTTCCATCAATTGTGACAAAGCTTTACCAGGATGTTCTCCAAAAAAGTCATTATCATTAAAATCCTTACGTAAATGAATCACATCGGCATATGGTATGGTCATTTGTTTGCCATTCTTAAAGTAGAACTTCAAAAAGATATCTCCGTATGCCCCTTCAACTACTTCTACTGTTGTACAAGGGATTGGATAGATCTCAGTGGCATAACCAAAATCATCACGCTTAATATAAGCGAATGCATTGTGATTCAATTCTAGTTGAGTAGCCATTTTTTCTTGAAACATTTGTCCTGTCATTAAAGGATTTGGTTCTTCTAACAGAAATCTGATATATGGTTCAGGATTAATCTTGAATTCTGTACCATTATCACGAATGTGTTTAGCTATGAGCTTCCCAACCGCCTTTGCTTTAGGACGAATACAGGCTCGTATAATATCACTTTGATAAATATCTCCATGCCATAAAAAAAAGCCTCCTCCATTGTCGTTTATCATTTCAAAACGAGTTGTAGTAGGGGCTTGTTTCTTTCCGAATATCTTAGCAAATAATCCCAAGTTCCCACCTCCTTTTATACATAATAAAAATTCGACTAATTAGTCGAATTTAATATTTCATATTCTTTTAAATACATCCATCTGTAACCACCAGTTGTTTTAGCCTTACCTCGACAGCATTTTTGTATATTCGAAGCCCAAATACCTGTTTTTCTTTGAGCTTCATTAATACTTTCAAATCTAGCTACATAAGTACCGTCTTTTTCTAATTGCACTATAGTTATAGATGTTGAACAATTAGCACCTATGTAAACACCTTTTCTTTTTTCACTCATTTTCTTTTTGGATTGTTCATCGTGTTTTTTGCCGTAGAAAGGATTTTGAGAACCAACGTATCTACCCTCCATCTTTTTTGAATGGTTCATACGTTGTTCTATAGACTGTGGTCTTCCATAATTCCAATGTTTTTCTTTAAGCCTCTTCCCTTTATGTGCAATACTTATCTTTTTTCTTGTTTCTTCGGATACTGAATGACCAGTTAGTGTTAATTTAATTTTTTCTTTTTGCTCTTCTGACATAGGCTTACCGAAATTAGGATTATTCTCCCCGAATAGTCCACCACCTGTAGCATTTTCATTTATATTATACCCAACACTTCTATCACAAGCTTTTAAAATATCTATATAGTACTGTTCTTTATCTAATAAGTTTGCACTGCCAGTTATATATTCCACAACTTCAAAAATAAAATTATTCGCGCCATATTTATTGTAAGCTCTTTGTAAGTAGGAGTTATTATGTTCACCCTTTTTTAAAGCACCAAAATGTTCTCTTTTTCTTTTAAGTAAATTGTTACTACTCCCTACATAGAACTTTCTATTGACTAAATTAAGAATCCTATATATACCCATTTTCGACATAATAAAAAAACATCTCCAAATTGTGTTTATTTATCGAGCATTAATTTGTCTTAACAGTGAAGGTGTTTCAAATCTGATAGCTAATCTAATTTATTTGCATTATATCATATTATGATAATCGTTCCATTTTTCTTGTAATATTACATACGCATTGAGCAAACTTGCAGCCCCATCTATACGGCGACGTTGATTCTTTGTCTTACAAGGCTGAATGTTTAAATTCTTATCTATATCAATAGCTACGTTACTAAGATTCCATTTTGTTAATGGATTATTTCCGTAATTTATTAATTTAGAATCTAAATCTGCACCTAATTTTTTCATTGGTGCAGATAGTGTTTTCTTCCCTTGTATAACTGGTATTGTAGCATCTGCCCCAAAATGAAGTTTTAAGTCTTCAACAAAGTACTTCGCCGACCAACTGTCGTACCCAATCCAAGGTATATAGATACCATATTCCTCCCTTAATTCAACAAGCCAATCCACTATAAATTTATAATGAATTGAATTTCCAGGAGTAGTTCTTAATAATCCCATATCATACCATGTTGAATATGGAATTTTATCCTCAATTGTTCGCTGCTCTAATAGATCCTCGGGTAACCAATACATATGTTTAGCGTAAATTGTTTCATTGTTTGGTAATTTAAAAATTATACATGCTGACGTTAAATCGGTTGTACTACTTAAATCGACTCCACAAATAGCATATGATGGATTTAATTCTTCAATGTTATATGTTGCTGTATTGTTGAGTTGTTCAAACGTCAGCCAAGCTTCGCTTGAAGTTTCTCTCACATTAAAATCCTTTGTCAGTAGATTTTTCACCAACATTAGATTTGCTTTTGCTTTCTCAACTTTACTTCTTAATTGATCAGTGTTTTTAATAGTTCCTAAACCAGGGTTAGCCTTTGCCCAACACGATTCATCTACCCATTCTTCTCGTTTATCCAATTCATAGATAATAGGAAGAACTCGTTCATCTTTATAACCGTCGGGATCATCATAACCGTTGATAATGCGTTCTGCTTCTTCATACTTAATATCAAAAATACCTTCTCGAACTGTACCAGCAGTCGTTGTAATAATTGATATCGGTTGTTCACGAGCCGTCATACCGTCAACAATAACATCATAAAGATTCTTATCTTCAATAGCATGTAGTTCATCTATTAACGAACAATGCACGTTAAGTCCATCAAGTGTATTTGAATCACTTGAAAGAGGTTTGAAAGAACCATCGTTAAAATTTGAAATCATTTCAGATACTAACGTACGAATTCTTTTAGAAAGAACTGGTGATTTTTTCACCATTCTCTTTGCTTCAGACCAAATAATTTTGGCCTGATCTTTTTTAGTTGCTGCCGATACAATTTCGGGTCCTGGTTCATTATCAGCAACCATTAAATAAAGGGCAATTGCAGAACCCCAAGCTGACTTTCCATTTTTACGGGCAACAATTAACATAAATTCACGATATTTTCTTATACCATCTATTTTATGAACAAACCCAAATAAAGCAGCCGTCATAGCTTTCTGCCAAAGTTCTAACAAGAATGGTTTACCACCCATTTTACCTTTACTGTGTTTGCAAAAATTCTCAACAAATTCTATCGCATGATTTGCACGTTTGGCGTTATATTCCCATTCGGTTTTTGTGCTACTTAAATCTGTGACAAGTTTTTTATAAACTCGCCTTACTTTATCTGATACAATTTCTTGTTTAATTTTTATTTTGTACCAGTATTCTAAAATTGGATTATAAGATATAGGGTACTTAATCACGGCTGTTTACAAACTCATCGAACCCATCGCTATTTTCCTTGGGTTTTGCTGGTATTTTAGGAACATAATCGCCAAGTTGTTTCATAATAGATTGGTAGTTTTTATTCATTGATATATAACGTCGGGCTTGCGGACGCTCTCTTTCATATGGTTCTTGATTCTCTGATTGCGAGAACATTTCATCATAACCATTCTCATCAAGATCTTTTCGGATATCTTCTAATCGAACTCGTAAGTCTGCAGCTTCAACAATTAACCCCTCTACAACCATGAGGGTATCTTTTGGCATCTCTTTATAAATCCGTTTAAGTCTGTTTACTTCCTTTTTAACTCGCTCTTCTTTTGTTAATTCTTTCTTTATCGCCATCAATAACACCTCACTTTATTCGTTTTTGGGTAGGGGGGTCACGCGAAATGACCTGTGTGTTACACGAAGCTCCCCTCTCGGTCCCCTTTAGACAGGCATTTTCATTTATGAATAGGGGGATTATCCTTTTCGATTTCTTTTGTAAAATCATTCATCATTTTGTTAATTATACTTTTTATTGCTTTTTTCTTTTCTTCTGGTCTTGTTTTTTTATTAATCTTATTAAGTGCTTTTACTACCGGTCGTAATGATTCTAATTCCACATATTATTTAATATTTTCTTCGCCAATAGCATTAAGTATTGTAGCAAGAGTAATTGCTTTCTCAAGTTTAGTTAAGTGCACCTATACTCACACTCCTTATGCCCTAGGAATTAGGAATTCATCTATTGCTTTATCTAGTACATTGATAAGCGCTTCTCGTACTTGCTTCGGTGTCATATCATCATTCATTTCATTATGCAGTGCTACAGCCTTTTCTAATTTTTGTGGCTCAATGTGTTGCTTTGCCAACTCCACACCGATAACATGATTGATTAACTTACCTATAATAACTGTTTGTTCTTGTTTAGATAGTTTCATCTAAATTCTTCCTTTCATAATCAAATCCCCATTCTCATCAAACATTACATCTTCTCTAATTAATACAGCTTTACCAAATGTCTTAGTGTTATGGCAAGGTAAACATAAGTATTGTAGGTTCTCATGATTCAATGTGATATCTGAATTGTCTATAGTCTCTGATGTTATCTCAACAATATGGTCAACGATATAACCAGGTGCTTCTTTGCAATGCTCACACATACCATCTAATGTTGTAGCAATGTACGACTCTCTGCACTTCTCCCAAGCTTTTGACTTATAGAATTTCCGACTATATTCTTTAGCTATTTAAACCACGCCCTTAAACTTCCATACATATCCATACGCCTTTTCTAATTTTCCATTACAGCACTCTGAAATATTCCCTTTGCTGTATCCGAGCTGCTTATTAATATCAGCAATACTATTCATTCTTTTATCAATTTACCTGAACTATCATATTGAATAACTACTTTGCTATTCTTTAACCGAATAGATTCATAATCAGTATTCTTTGTCTTCCTTTGCTTTTTAGTACCATGGTTTTCATTTTCTTTTCTAGTGCACCATTCTAAATTACTAACTGTATTGTTAGTTTTATTTTCGTCAATATGATTAACTTCCGGTTTATTGCCAGGATTATTAATAAATGTTTCTGCTACCAACCTATGAACATTACATTTCTTGACCTTCCCTTCTAAGTACAACCCAACCTGCAAGTACCCACTCACAGAGTTAAGTGTTAATTTTAATATCTTCCCATGCTGTATCCTTTCATGATTCCCACTATGTCTAACAATCCTATCTAAACTTTTAACTCTGCCTAAACTACTGACTTGATATTTACCTTCGTAATCCTCTATATCATTCCACACTTCAAGTTCATTATTAACCCTTGCCATTCACCTACCACCTTCTATATTAATAGGAGGTAATTTGTCTAACTCCTCCATATGGTAATCCCTTTGTAAACCTTTTTATTTAAATGTATAATTGTATTAAAAGTCAAATATTTCAGAATCATGGAGGGAGAATCATGAAAAGTTTTGGTACGTTAGTAATCTCTACCGTCATTTCAGCAGGATTAGTATATTATAATGTCGATTCCTTTTATAATAAGCTTGCATCAGGGAATACATATTACTGGGTAAACGGTATCCTAGCTGCTGGATTTCTTATATCTTTAATTATCAACATAAAAGATATTATCAAGAAAAACTACACAACTTCTGAATCGAATTAAGGAGCCTATTATGGTTCCTTTTTCTTTATAAAATAAAAAAGCAGCGGATTCGCTACTTTAATAATCACTTGTTCCATTTAGGGAAATCTTTATATAACACTTTATATACTTGTTCAATAACATTGTCATACCATGGATTTCGCTTTCTATCATCTTTATAGTTAAGCTCACTTATATTTCCATTTATATTTAACCATTCCGGATTATTAAGAGCGTATCTATAAATGAACATCCTCGTTTCTTTTAACGAACTAAACTCTTCTTCAAAAGGAAGAGTTTCATCATCTTTATTTCTTATTACTTGATATACTCCCTTTTCTTTCTGCCCTCTGGTTTCAAAGTACGGTTTAGTAAAACGATCCAATTTTCTCATCTTAACATCCCCTTTTCAATTCATTATAGATTTATTATACAAAATAAAAATAGCTACTTTTGAAAAGTTTCATACTTTTTCGTGAAAAGAATCCTATAAAAAAACATCTGTTTTTGTTCAGCTTTTGTGGAGAACCTCCTTCTATTTTGTATATACCCGTGTAAGGCAAATCTTGCGGTTATGTATATACAAGGAGGATATGAAAATGAAATTCAAAAAAACAGAATTAGAAAACGGAACACGGATTTCAGAACGAGAATTTGATATTCCAGGATTCATCTCTGCCATCGCTAATTTAATTACGGCCCTTCGCCTAGCAGGAATCATTTGATTCTTGCTTTTTCTATTCATTATGTTCGTTTGTTTTGTGCAAAAGAAAAAGCACTCTAAATGAGCACCTTACCTTTCTTACTTATTAAAGTACTTATTATATTTTGTATTATTTATCTTCTGAGCTACCTTCTTGTAAATTTGTTCCATTTCTTCATCATCAATCTCTTCACCTTTTTTATTCTCTTCTTTTACTCTTTTCCATTCTGACTTAAGTACTACTTGAAATAAATAGCCTAAGTCTCGAGCTGATTCTCTCACCAGGTTAGAATCAAAATTAGAAATATTACCTCTACGTAATTGACGATTAATTGTTCTCTGCAATTTCCTTATTTCTTTACTAACAATTTCTGTTGGATTTAATAAAAAATAAATATTATTACCTATATATGTAAGTTCATGAAATCTTTCTCTCATAATCCCTTCACCAACATCACCTTTACCACGTTTCCATTTGCTCATATCGTTCATTTGAATATGTGCAACCTTGACGTACTCGCTAAATTTATCCCTCATAGTATTTATCCATTTTACTCTCTCTTGACTTATTGCGTCTATATATCTATTTTGTTCTGCAGATTTAAGATTCTTTTCCCCCAATTCCTTAGTGATTTTACTATTTCTCATCACTGACCAAATTGAAATCCCACTCGTAATAAGCAAAGTAATTACCGCAACTATCGTTGTAATCAAAGCATTTCGTGCAGCTGTATCTGCAGCGATTTTCGCAGCTTCTATTGCAGCTTGTGTGTTCATAAATCATTCCCTCTTCCTAATATCATAATCCCATTAATTATATAATATATTCGCGAATTAAGATATACAAAGAGTTATATTGCGTCACCAATCAACCCAGCAAATATACCAGGCTCAATAAGAAACACAAAAGCCACGACACTCACGCACCGTGGCTGAATATATAATATATAAATTGGTCCTTTCGTCCTTTTTGCGGATTCTTACCGCCCATGCCCGTTCTCCGGTAACGTTTTGATAAAGGGGTTACGCTATCCCCACACTATTCTTTTTTCAAAGAACTGTATAGGTATAGCGTAATATTGATTCTGTTTTGAAAAACCCCCAGAACAGTCCCCCAATTTGTCCCCTCTTTTCTCGATAAACGTCACTCATCACCCCCAGTACCTGCAAAAAGATCTAACAAAATAAATACGTATTTTTGATAAACTTGACATGGAAAACTTCCTGTTAATCCATCGATTAATAAAAATCCAAATTATTTTTATGTACTATAGTCAATAAAATCGGATATAATAGGTATGGAAAAAGCTTATTTGTGCTGTAACACAAATAAGCTTCAAAGATTACTGTTTGCTATTTCTTCTATCCATTAAAAGAATTAATAGAAGAACTAATTGGCAAACATCCGATATGGATATTGGGGCGAATATAATAATTCTCCTCCTTTCAAAGCCAATCGTACTGTAATACGATTGGCTTTTATATTGGGATTTTTATCCTCCCTATGGAATTTATCATAACATGAAAAATAGTAAATTTAATCATCCTAATCAATAAAAAATATTTCTATATTAACAGAATTCTACCTCATATTTTTTCCGAAACACAAATATCCCCACCATCAGGCAGGGAAAGAAGATGATACAACATGTAAAATAGAATAACCTCATCTATATCAATAGCACAAAATGCTAGAATCCCATTTCTGTTGCTTCAAAAACTTGTTTTATATAATCCCCAAAGCTGTAGCTATCAACTGAATAGCACTTTTTTTCTTCTGGTAAAACGGATCACGCTTTATCATTAATTCGTTGTATACAAACGAATCTTTCACCTTCCGATTCCCCAGGTACTTCATTTCAATTATCTTACGTTCATCTTCATCAAGAGCATGTTTTAACGTCCGTTCAATTTGTTTAAAACGTATCTCATGATTCTTATCGTCACCATTCATTTTAGGAAAAAGAACTATGCCCCCCGCTTTAGCCTGTTCTTCTTGATTTTTCATCCGGACGCACAATGCTTTGTAGTTTTTCAGCTCCTTCACCACAAGTCTACGCATCTCCTTTTCATCGATGTCTTCAAAAAATGACAATTGATTCATACGATACGGTTCCCCTCCGTTCGTTCTACTAACTTGAATGATTCTCCCTTTTTTTGGCCAGACTATACATGCATCTAGATTGTCACCTTTAGAACGAGCAGTTAGCTTTTGCTAGCTGCCCTTTTGTTTATAAAAAACGAACTCAATTGACTGCACGTACATATAATATTTTGTGTTCCTTTCTCTATAAAATAGTCGTTACAAAATGAATCTCGTCACGAGAGCACTTTATTAAGTGCTCTTTTTTGATTTTTGAATACTTATCAATTGAAATTTTTGTTTAATTTATAAAATAAAACGCTTGTCCACTTCAATCTATTCACCAACGTATATCATCCAACCACTATGATTGTACAATTCTTCTTACATTTTCCTTTTGCTTCGATACGTTCTTTTATTCCCCTCAATAATTCTTGCGCTTTTATATAATTGCTTGCCAGCTTCATGATTTGCTTTTTGCAATCTTTACCTCCTATGACGAGCAATCATAGGAGGTAAAGTTGTGAATAAAGAAAATATTATTTTACGTTGAGCTACTGTTGAATTAGACTTATTTTCTTCAACACTCCACCTATTTTTCATTATTCACTTTACCAACAGGACCAACAGGTTCAAGTATATTGATTCAGGAAGCGGTCCCCTTATATATTGAAAGCTTTTTGGAGTGAACCCATGTTCCTTATATATTATGGAATGGGTTTATATTTGTGACATAAGGGCTTATTTTTTTATTTTTTTAAATTTTCAAGGGCCTTTTTCTTATACTTGTGTGTTAACCAATTCATAAGTTATAGAGTGTAAGTGGGTGAATGATAAGGATGGTGTAAAAATGAGTGAATTTAAAAAGAAATTTCACATTCCGTGTGATTGTTTTCTCCCCCCTGTCCCCCTACCTCAAATTGGACCGACTGGGCCAACTGGACCAACTGGACCGACTGGACCGACTGGTTCAACTGGAGCAGGAGCTACTGGGCCGACTGGACCGGCAGGAGGGCCAACTGGACCAACTGGGCCAACTGGACCAACTGGGCTAACTGGACCGACTGGGCTAACTGGACCAACTGGGCCAACTGGAGCAGCTCAGATGGTAATTTATTTAGCTACTGATCAGCCAATTGCTAATAATCAATTTTTTGGTTTAGGTACTGCACAAGCAGGTTTTGTAAGAAATAATGTGGTTATACCACAAACAGCAACAATTACTGGTATAGTTTTTAGTATTCGAGATGAAAATTTAAGTCCAGGAGCTACTGTATCGGCTGAAATTGTTGTAAGTGACACATGCGCTACTACAACAATAAATACAGGTATTATAGCAACTGTAATAGGATCAGGTTCTCCTACTAATTGTTGCGCAGTTGGTACTGGTAGTTTTCTTGTTGAGCAATGCGATTTATTATCAGTAAGGGTTACAATAACAGGAAGTGGGGCATTAATGCGTGGTGCTGCTGCCACTATTCTATTTGCTACCTAACTATATTTTTTATCTACCTTTTATTTGCCAATCCAAAAACTATTAAAGAGAGTCTTGTGGCTCTCTTTTTATATTAGGAATCACCATAATCTGGTACCTCAACCATGACTCCGCTCACTATATATTCATAACTAAATCATAGGTTATTCTTCATTTCATTCCAATGACTATTTTATATTAAATCCGCACAACTCTTAGAAGCATACATATGATATCATGTGGTATTCTTTTTCAATATCAGTGTTTATCCGAGAGCGCCTTGGATGGCGCTCTTTAATTTTCAAATAACTATTTTATTAAATTTTACATATACAATCGCTTGTCCATTTCACTTTGCTCTAGCATTGCATTTACTATTAGTAATACGAATTTTTCAGAGGTGAATTATATTGGACGAGTTTTTATCCTCCGCTGCACTTAATCCCGGTTCAATCGGACCTACACTTCCACCTATACGACCTTTTCAATTCCCTACAGGGCCTACGGGACCGACACTATCTTTTACTCCTCTTGCACCAGAACTTGAATCTATAGATCTTCCACCAAATACAAATAACTTAACGATTATGGAGGTCTTTGTCCCTATAGAAAATATTGGTGACAGGGTCCTATTAAATGCGACAATTGGCACAGATATCGTTGTTGAGATTGGAGCAGATCAAAGTAGTTTCTTTGACATAGCTAACATTAACTATCAGTTATTCCGTGATAATTTGTTGTTAACAGAAACATTTGTATCTGGAAACTATTCAGTCGGTAGTGACGGAAGCTTTTTCTACCCTTTTAACTCCACATTTACATGGGTAGACCACCCTGGTGACCCCATATTGCCAGCAGATCCGGCTCCTATCGTATTGTGGCAAATATAGGAGAACTTAGTGAAACTATAACATCAGCACGAGTTGGAAATCGTGGGTTTGCTGCAATAAAATTTCCTGGCGATCCAGTTTGATTAAAAATAGAATTCACTCGTTTCACTATGAAAATGCTAAATTTTCTATGTTTAACATATCGAGCAGTTAACTTTTGCTAGCTGCTCTTTGTTTGTAAAAAACGAACACAATTAACTGCACTCACATATAATATTCTGTGTTCCTTTCTTTATAAATTGAAATAGTCATTACAAAATGAATTTCGTCACGAGAGCACTTTTTTAAGTGCTCTTTTTTGATTTTTGAATACTTATTAAATGAAATTTTTGTGCATGCTTTTTTGAATTTCATTACCAAATAACGCTTTCATTACAAAATTATATTATTTTAAACAATCTATTCTACTTCTCTTCTCTTGTTCATATGCCAAGCTCTTTATTCATACACTAAACAAAATTGACATAACTGAATGGAGGCTAACTATGTCTATTTCAAATATTATTAATTATGGACGCGTTCCCCACTTCAATCCTAACTTCCCTTTGATCTTATTTTGGAGTCAAAAAAGTGGTTGTACCTCCCTTGCACATTGGTTTTTTTATCAAATTAATTTATTTAAACCGGCTATAAAATATAATTCTTTCATCCATCATTACGAAAATGATATATATAAAAACTCCTCGGACTACTTTATTGAACTTGCTGCGGCTTTATATACAAAGAGAACAGATACTTATAAACTAGTTAGAAATCCATATACAAGAGCTGTAAGTTCATTCTTTTCACTCATCGCTCCCCCATACATAGAAAACCCTGCATGGAAGCCCATTCGAAGTTTTTATTATGGTAATGATAATTGTAATAAGCCTATTTCGTTTAAAATCTTTCTCTATTACATAAAAGCGCAAATGAAAGATTTAGAACAAGTAGATCCACATTTAATGCAGCAATATGTACCAGGTGAGGAGGAGTTTGTTACAGATTTTATCTACCTTGAAAATTTCTCTAAAGAAATTGTACGCCTAGAACAAACATATCAATTAAAAACTTCTCCTTTACACATACTAACCAAATCATGGCATCATCAGAAGGACAAGGCGATTTTTAGCGGTACTTTTGCAGATGCTGATATTACCGATCCTTTATTCCCACGCCTCCCAACATACTATAGTTTTTATGATCAAGAAACTATCCAATTAGTACAAGATATTTTTAATAAAGATTTCAGTACGTACAAATACCCATTAACTCCTTTAATAAATAAGTGATTTTCTAATTGCGATTTCATATATTATAGAGAAACTTAATTTCACAGCAGTGCAATTATCACCACATGCCGTATAAATCTTTGTGATTTTATCTACAATTCTTTTAGAAGCAATCTTTATATGGATTGATAAATTTGAAACAACTGCTGCTAATGAAGCACTCGAATAGAAATTAAAATGATTATCTTAGAGCACATATAAACATGTGCTCTATTCTCTTTTAAACATATAACGATTTTATTCAGTTTCTTAACAATTCCTTTCATTCTTTCAAACTGTTTCTATATTCTTGCTGAAACTGCACTTAAAGTATAACTAAAGATCACCTGTGCATTCACATCAATAATTCCTGCTAACTTTTCGATTTCCGCTATCTATTTCCCTATTACCGTTAACCTAAAGAATCAAAATCCCTCATGAAGTATCATGAATAGAATATACATTATTAAATCTTCATTGAACAAATGTACAAGCATAACTAACAAAGTTGAATATATCTATACTAATCTAAAAAAAGGAGGTGATTTTTTGATTAAAAATCGCATTGTAAATGGAGGATTCGAGACGGGAACACTTTCTCCATTTATTGTAAACAACCCCTCTTTTGTTTCTATTAGTGGCTTTAACAGTCATTCTGGTGTTTACAGTGCTAAATTATCTGGAGGTTTAGCTACCGCTATTATAGCTCAAGCGGTTCCAGTATCCCCAAATGAAACGTTCGAACTTTTTGTGTCCCTTTCTAAAACCGGACCATTTCCTAGTCCATTGATAGCTATCAATGTTCAATATTATAATGGAAATACTTTTTTGGAAGATGGCTTAGTTACTTTTATACATTCCAATCGTATCCCCGATAACAATGAAAAAGATTGGTTAGAAGTTTATGGGACTACTTCTCCAGTGCCGGCTACAGCTAATACAGCATCAATAGTTATCGCTAAGTTCTCCGAATTAGGAAGTGCAGATGTATTTATTGATGATGTTTCCCTTCTATCTGTCGCTAATTCTGGAACTACCGGACCTACAGGACCTACTGGTTCACAAGGACCTCATGGCAACACAGGTACTCAAGGACCTACTGGCAACACGGGTGCTCAAGGACCTACTGGCAACACGGGTGCTCAGGGACCTACTGGTAACACTGGCGCTCAAGGACCTACT